TATGGAAAGATACCGCGTAAGTCCGGGCACAAATGAAGTTTTGAAGACGCAGCAAAAAGAGCAGCCTTACGGACTGGCTTACGAGCGAGTCAAAGTCGCAGGAGCACAGTTCACGACGCAACTTGCGCGCGTGCTTGAAGGTCCAATGATTAAGTTCCTTACAGATATGACAGGATGGTTGAAAAGTCTTGAAGCTGCGCTCAAGACGGAATGGGGCGCGTGGCTTGCTAAGAGTATCTTCAGCTTGCTAGGCTTTGTTGCCGGTATGAAGATTCTCAACGGGTTGACGCTTGGCCTCATCCCGGCGATTGCAAAGCTCGGTGCTAACTTCCTTCTTGGGACGAACGCTGGCGGCAAGTTCTCGATCTGGCTGATCAAGATGGCAATTGACATGGGTGGCCTTACAGCCGCAGTTACGCGCTTCTCAATCGCTTTGGTTGGTGGCGAAGGGTTACTGGCAGCCATCAGGACTACAGCGTTAGCGCTGGGAATGGGTCCTCTTGCACTGGGGGGCACGCTGCTAGTTCTTTCTGCCACTGTCGTAGGTGTTGTAGGAGCGATCGGGATGTTTAGCGTTGCAGTGCTAGACTTGTGGGGCAAGCTTGATGCGGAAGGTGCGAACAAAGCAAAGCTGGCCGACGCTGCGCGCAGGGCCTGGGAAGCAAACCCCGCAAACCGAGGTATACCTTTCACAGGCGGTGCAGGACAAGGTGTGGCGCACGATACAGTACACCCCTGGACAGGTCAAAACATGACTCCTCCGACTATTAAGAAGAAGCAAGGCGATGGAGGAGGCGGTGGAGGCACCGACATCCATCATAAAGTCAGCATCAACATCAACACCACCGGGCCCATCACCGACGCGCAGAAGAAGGAGATCGTCAAAGCCGTGGAACAGCAGCTCGCGAAGAGCTACAATACCAATGGGCGCAGCACCCAGGCTGCTGGCGTGAGCAAGTACACGAGGAGCGGGACCGCGTAGCATGGGCAACGTCACAGACTTCCTCCAAGCACCTGGCGCAGATGGTCAACTCGGCGATAACGTCGGGGAGTTCTTCGCTGGACTCATCGGCCAGAACACGCGCAAGATCCCGCGCCAGCACATCGTAGGGTCCATCGTATCGCTCGGCGACAAAGAGAAGTTCTACTTCCTCGACACCGAGGTGCCGGAAACACTCCCCATCATGGGCGGCTACAACGTCCGCGCCGTTCACGCCTTCCCAGGCGGTAACCGCGCTATCGACATTTACGGCACGCAGCCGCGCCCTATCGAGTTCAGTGGTGAACTCTTCTCTACGCAAGGCGCAGCGTTCGGGACGATTGCAGGTAACGACACCGTTAAGCCCGCCACTGCTGCGCAGCGCGCGCAGCAGTTGGATAAGTTCCGGCGCTTGACGACAGCGGTTACGTTTCGCTTTGGCAAGTTCGAGTTCATCGGTGTAGTTTCTGAGTTCTTGCCGATTGTCCACCATGAAAACCATGTTAGCTACACGCTGAAGTTCGACATCATTGAGGACAATACTGACGACGAACTGCCGGGCATCTCGCGCAAGAACAACAAACCGATCCCGCCGAGCGTCAACATCATCTCGCTGATCTCGGATCTCGCAAACAGTGCATCGGCTGCGCTTGCGCAGGCGACCAGTATCATCAACTTTGCTAATCAAGTGAAGCGTACACTACAAACCAATCCGAGTGCAGTGTACAAAGCTGGCGTCGCGATGATCCCTGGTTCCGGGGCGGTCAGTACACTCATCACGAACCTGGGCACCTTCGCTAACTCGGTGGACAACTTCAACAAGAACACCTATCCTCAAGTTTCAGCGGATCTACAAGCCGCGAAGCCCTACGAGACGTTGAGCAGTGACGGCATTACCCGTCAGTTGGTTCCGTCGGTACGTGCCGCTGCTGTGGAAGCAAAATACATCAGCGAGTACCAGTTGAACGAGGTTCAACCTCTGCGGATCGGCAACGAGCGGCGCTTGACTGAAAATACCGTTGCAGCGTACAACTACTACCAGTCTTACGCTGCACTGATGCGCATGCTTACTCAGTTCCAGCGGATGGCTACACCGCAGTACGGAACCAGCATGCTGGTGCAGGATCCCAACTTCCGCGAACTGGCGTTGAAGCACTACCAGGACGGCGAGCAGTGGCAACGCATCGCCAAGCCGAACGGCTTCAACGACGTGGCTGTTACCGGCAACTACCTCATCAAAATCCCAGCGAAGATCAGTGACTCTGCATTCCCGACTTTGCGCACCAGCGGAGGCGATGTGTAGCGCATGGCGATCGAGAAGGTTTTCGAGCGCAAGCCAATCAAGAACTTTCCCAGCGCCAAAGATCAGACTTTTGGCGTGTCGAAGGCGCGTTACGTCACGCACAAAGTCTTCTTCGGCGGTCGAGAATTTAAGAACTTCATTTCGTGGACAAAAGAAGAGTCGTCTTACGGCGCAGGCTCTACCGCTACAGTTGTGCTGAGTATGATTCGGCGTAACTTGAGCGGACTACCTTCTGTCGCAGAAGTGAACGACTCGAAGCACGACCTAATGGCGCTTACTCAAACTGTCAAGAACAGTATCCTGAGCGTGAGCATCACTACTACGATTGTGATAGATGGTCAGACAGTGTGCAAAGACCATCTAGAGTTTAGCGGCATCGTCGCCAACCTAGAAGCTGACTACGACAAGAGCACGCTTAGCGTGGAGTGTCGTTCTTACGCACAAATTCTGCACAACAGCAAAATCAACGAAGTTATCACAGGTACCGTTGGGCTCAAGAAAACAACGTCGCAGGTCGTGAAGGAGTACACCGCAAAGTTCGGTGAAGGACTGAAGACAGTTGACGCGAACGGCAAAAGCACCGTTGACGACTTCAATACCACTATCGGTTCTCTGTTCGCCAATAGCCAGACGCGCCCTACACTGAACGTCTCAGTGTGGGATCTGTTTCAAAACTTTGCGCAGCGCGATGGCGCAGACTTGTACGTGGAAGGCAACGTCCTTTACTACAAGAAGCCTCGCCCCACGCTGAGCACCCAGTTGGCGGACATTCAGAAAGATACGCCGACGTTCACTTATACATGGCTCAAAGACATTCTGAGCATGAAGATTACGCACGCCGCTTTGTTCTCGCACGAGTTCGAGGTGCAGGTGATTGGTTATAACTCGAAGACAGGTGAGAGCGTCACTGCAACGAAGTCTGTCGGTGACGCGAAGCTCACTACCATGAAGAATGAGGCTATCACCAATCCCGAAGCGTTCAAAGACAAGTACGACACTGCACGAGTCAAATTCAAGAAGCAGCGCGTCAAAGCAAACCGAAGCGGGCGCATTACCGACGCACCTGTCAGCAAACGCGAGAAGTATGTTTTCCGCGTAGACGGTTTGACACAGGACGACTGCAACGCACTGGCGGAAAAGATTGCGGTTGAGATCGCACGCCGCGAGTTTGTTGCAACCGTGAAAGTGCTTGCGCGTCCTGATATGACGACGCGTTCGCTAATCAGGCTTGTGAATACGTACTCAAAGGCGACAGACCAAGTGTACGCAATCAAAACGCTCAACGTGTCGTTCACGATGCCGGAAGGGTCTTCTGATACGGAAGGCTATGTCGCGACGCTTACCTTAGTCAACCACGACTTGGCCACGTTCGGCACCAACCTCGGAGTATAGAATGCAGAACGACATACTTGCAATCATGGGAATGGCGCAGCAGCAGGCAATTGAGTCTGCAATGCAGATTCTGCACGGTACCGTCGATTCTTACGACCCGAGCAACTGCACGGTGCGCGTCAAGTTGGAACCGGAAGGCGTGCTGACCGGCGACATGCAGATGCTCCAACCGTGGACTGGGAACGACTACGGCATCCAGTGTGGACCTGAAAAAGGGATGCAGGTGATGGTCTTGGCGCTCGACCAGAACCGTGAGCAACTCATCTGCCTCCCCGGCCGGTACAACGACAAACTCAAAGCACCGGGTGCTCCTGCCGGCGAGATGTGGATCAAGCACAAGAGCGGCACCTTCTTGAAGCTGCGAAATAACGGGGATGTCGAGATCAAGGCTGCCGGGAAGATCCGCGAGGCCGCCACGGAGGTGATCCTGAACACCGACTTGAACGACCTGTCGGATGCCGACAGTATCGTGCGCAAAGCCGACCTCCAGGCGCTCATCACCTATTTGAACACGGTCTGGAAACCTGCTATGCTGAACCCAGTGGGCTCCTACCTGGCTTTCGGGGTTCCGACACCTCCGAACCCAGCTTTCGTGGCCGCCCTGTTGCCGATCCCCCCAGCGACCGCTAGCAGCGTCGGAAAGGCCAAAGGTTAGCGGATGTCTCTCGCCAGTGCCAAACCGGCCTTCGTGACCGCGCTAACCACGTTGCTGGGGCAGACGGTTGCGCAGTCTCCCACCGCAGGTGCGCAGGCGATCGCCGATGCGTTGGAGACGTGGATCACGGCTGCTGCTGTGACAGTCCCGAACGTGACTGCCGGTACAGACACCGCCAGCGGGACGCTCAGCTAAATGGCCGACATCGCGCCCTACGACATCGACGCCTGGCTCGTCTGGGGCGGCAGCTTGCAGTTCACCGACAACGGCGACCTACGCATGGCTGAAACCATCCAGGACATTGTGCAGCAGCACATCTCACGCCGCCTGCTGACGAACCCTGTCGAGAAGGACTCGTTCCAGAACGTTGTAGTCGTCGGCGACGACCCGTTCAACCAGGACTACGGCGCAGGGCTTGGCCGCGACGTGGACATCGTGGACGACGCGACGGCGAGAGAAGCGCGCATCAAGAAGGTGCGCCAGGCCGTGTTTGCGGAGCCGTTGGTCGATCATGACACAGACACAGAAGTGGACATCTTCGACAACCCTCAGATGGGGGTGCAGTTGATCCGCGTGAAGTTCAACACCATCGAAGGCCAGCCCACTTCCTTCGGCTTGGCCACGTAGGAGGCCCGTTATGGCGTTCATCGAGCCTCAGACCCTCCAGGAGTACCTTGACGCTTACTTGGCCGTCTTGCTGGCCGAGAGCGGGCGTCCTCTGGGCGTGGAGGTTGGGTCTGTTCTGCGGGCCATCGGGCAGGCGGGGTCGTTGAACGACAGTTATCTCCAGGCGCAGATCGTCAACCTGGACTTGAACAGTCGCCTAGACACAGCCGAAAGCGACGCACTGGACAACCTGGTCAACCAGTACGTGCCGCCTTTTACTGCGCGGCAGGCAGCTACCGCGCCCTCCAGTGGTCCGCTGACGCCGACGACACTGACGGCGAACGCGACGGCGACGTACCTGTTGGTGAACAATATTTTTGGCTTTGTCGCGACGCAAACGCTGCGCCTGTACCGGCTGACTTTCTCGGCAACCACGAGCGTCAACACGGTCGAACCGACCACGCTAACGGCTACGACTACGGTAACAAACGGCACGACAGTCATCAACGTGGTGTCCACGGCCGGTATGTTCGTTGGTGCGCCTTTACGGATCAGCGACGGCACGTACTCGGCCGAAGTGACAATCACCGCTGTGCCGACAGGCACGCAGGTGCTCGTCACACCTGTTACCGTCCCATCGAACTACACCTGGGCGGTCGGTTCCACTATCAAACTCCTGCGTGTATTGAAAATCAACGCGCTGGTGTTTGGCGGAGGCACTTTGCTGACCGATTTGATTGTTGGAACCAGCGTGAAGGCAACGTCGTTCATCGAAGGCGTGCGCTTCTTTGCGAACGCGCCTGTTGGTTCTGACGTGTTGATTCCGGTGGGCACAGTCGTTACGAGCGCCACCACAGGCATTCCGTACACTGTGGTCGCAGACGTAGCGAACCCAGATTACTACGCTGGTGTGACCAGCTACAAGATTTTGACTGGTCAGTCGGAAGTCTACGTCAAGGTCCAGGCGCAGAATACAGGTACTTCGCAGCGTGTACTGGCGAACACCTTGACCGTGCTACCAGCACCGATCGTCGGCGTTGACGGGACGACCAACCCCTACGCAATCCAGAATGGGTCTGACGAAGAGACGGACGATGATCTCCGCACGCGCTTCCGTGACTTCATCGCAGGGCGCCAGAGTGGTACGCGCGCAGCCATCGAAGCTGCGATTCGCGAAGCTGTGCCGGGACTGCAATTCCGACTCACTGAAAATGTTGGTAGCGACGGCGTGACCTTCACACCAGGGAATTTTCTCGTTGTCGCCGCAGACGACAACGGGCTTCTGTCCACCGACGACTACAACGCGCTGTTCACAGCCGTAGACGCCGCGCGTGCGTTCACGGTGACGTTCCTCATCAAGGCGCCAACACTGTTGACGCCCACTTTTGTGGTGGTTCTGGAGTACGCTACTGGCGCCGACCACGCCGCGGTAGCCTCCGAAGTCAAGACTGCGCTCTACAACTCAATCCACGCACTACCTGCCGGGAGCGAGTTCTTCTTCAACAGCATCATCGACATTGCGATGGACGTGGTAGGCGTGCAGGATGTGGTCTACGCCACAATCAACGGCAACGGCTACGACAAGACGGGGCCGAGCTTTGTGCTCGTTGGGACAGGTCCAGCAGATATTGTGGCAGGTGCATTCGAGTTCATCCGACCGCCGCTCGGCAACATCTCGGTGACGTAGCATGCCGCTGCCCCAGCCTACGATCGCAGAGTTCACTGACCGCGCCCTGGAGGGTGTGCCACAGCAGTGGTTTTCGCTGGAGACGAAGAGTGTCGGAGGTGCGCTCTACATCATCCTGAAAGCACTTGCGACGAACGACCACGCGACCTACCAGAAACTACTCCAGCAGGAACAGAGCATTTCGCTGCTCACCGCAGTTGGCAGTCAGATTGAGACGATCGCGCAGAACTTCTTCGGCGAAGCGCTACCGCGCTTCACAGGAGAGTCTGATGCTGCGTACAAGACGCGCATCGTCAACTTTCTCTTCGAGCGCTTCGGTACACGTCAAGGGATGTACAACGTCCTCAACGCCGCGCTAGGCACACCCCCTGTGATTCACGAGCGGAACGACCTGCTCGACACTTTCGGCGGGTACCTAGCTGCTCAAGACGGTTACTTGCCGATAGCGTACCCTAGCGGTGGGTACTACAGTCCCGGTCAACCGATCCAGAACTACGGAGGCATCTTTGCCTACGACAACGCCTCCACACCGTGGGCCCACCCCTATGGGCCCTACACCGGCGCCGGAGGCCAACTCGGGTACAACGTCCACGGGACGTGGCTGCTGGAGATTGGCCCCTACCAGGCGCTCATCGACGTTCAGCAACCCGAGCCTGCAGATCCTCACTTCTTGCGCTACAACCAGATCATGGCGTTGATCACGTTGATCAAGCCGCTCGGGACCGTTTCGTGGGTCAAAGTTATCGGGCCGCCTTCAAACGGCGGTTTACCACTTTTGTAGACCTTCTGCCTGTTCGACCCCTATAATAGACTCAAGTTGCCGATCTTGGGAGGGTTCTTGCGTGTTTGACCGCCGGGTAGTTTTCGCAGGGGAGATTCCTCGCGCCGACGACATTCTCCAGTTGCAGCGCAACGAGTTGTACGGGCTGTCCAGGATGGTCGGTAACGTCCTGCGCGGGCATCTGAACCCTGCGAGCGCGACCTATCCCACGCTGATCGCCGGGTTCATCCCGAGCTATCCTGGAGGCTTCAACCTGACCTTGGGTGCAGGCGAAGTCTACAGCTTAGCGCAAATCGACCCCACCGCCTTCGGCACCCTCAGCGCCGACACCCGCCAGACGATGCAGGAGGGCCTATACCCAGGCGGTACGCTGGCCTTCGCCGCACCTCCTGGGACCGTCGGTGAGAGCCGCATCGACTTGGTTCAGGTGAAGCTGACCCAGGTGGACGACGGCAGCGTCGTGTTGCTTTACTACAACAGCGCCAACCCTGCGATGCCGCTGAGCGGACCTGGTGGCGGAGGCGGTTCTCAGGCCATCGATCGTCGCCTCAGTGTGACGATCAACGTGAAGGCGGGCACCGCGTCGGTCACGCCTGTGGCACCCACTCCCGATGCCGGCTTCGTGGCCGCGTACTACGTTACGCTAACCAATGGTGACACTGCCATCACGTCCGGCGACGTGAGCATCCCCGCTACCGCTCCGTGGATCGGCGGCCTCACCTCGCAACATCACACAGGTACCCCTGGCTCCGCACCGAAGATTGACCTCGCAACAGAAACACAAGGACTCCTGCCCACCGCACGATTGGGTTTTGGTTGGCACAACATCATGGCTGCGCCGTACAACGCCGTGGGTGATGGTGTCACTGACGACTCCGTAGCTGTTCAAGCGGCTTTCGACGCGGTGCAGGCGGCCGGCGGTGGTGTGGTGTTCGCACCGTCAGGCAAGAGCTTCTTCATGGGGACAACGCAGATTGGATCACTCAATACAACTGACTACATCAACAACTGCACGCTGATTGCCTACGGCGCAACATTCACCTGGAGCTATACACTCGCAAGTGCTAGTGGCTCTACGGCGCTCGCGATTCACGGGAACGACATTCTCGTGATGGGCGGAACCTACCAAAACAGCACTACATTGGATCCATCAATCACCGACGCTGCTGGCGTGGTTGACGCGTGTATGCTGCGGCTTGGCGGTGGGGGAACTTCAGGGGCGATTCGTTCGCGTTTGCGTGTTCGAGACGTACGTGTGTTTAACGCTCACGGACTAGGTATCGTGCCGTACTGGTGCCGGGACTTCACGGTTACGGGGTGTTCGCTTGAGAATGTGATGAATGCAGCCATCTTCATCGCGGACTGCGAGGAAGATGGCGTCGTAGCCTTTAACGAGATCAACAACACTGGGGATGACCCTATCTTTGCAGACAACGGTTCGTTTAGCGTAGGGACTAAGCGGTTGATTATCACCAACAACAACGTCGAAAACTCTAGGACCAAAGGCATGGGCGCTGCATCATGCTGGGATGTGATTATCGCGTGGAACAACATTCGTAACACATACGCACCGGCCATTCAGATCGAAGCGAACGGCACGTACGCTACACAGGATACGCATCGATGTAAAATTTTCGGCAACAACATCTACCAGGCTGGACGTTATCGTGGAGCGGGAGTGTTCGCGTCGGTTGGCGCGATTCCACACGGTATCTACCTCTCCAACGGTGCCGACGCGTTTGATCAGATCGAGGTGTCGCACAACACAATCCGTGACACAGACCCGACTGGCGCTGCCCTTCTTACGGGACCAGTGCGTGGGCTAAAGGTAGTGGAGAACGATATCGACGGTGTGGCGATCGGTATCTCCATCGGTACGATTGGTGGCCCGAACCTTGTCACGGACTTTGAGGTTCGTGGAAACCGCATCAAAAACACTACGGCAACTGCGTTGATCATGTACTACGCAGAGTACGGTGTTGTTGAGTGCAACACGATTCGCAACTACGGTACAGCAGGCGGTGCCGTAGACCGGGCAATTCACATGAACAACTCCAACCATTTCGTAGTGAGCGGCAACAAGATATGGAACGGGAACACTGCCGAAGGATCTATCCTGTTCACAAGCTGCGGTAGTGACTCGCACATTGGCGCCGACAATCGCTACTTTGGCGCAGACTACTCTACACCACCCGATGCCGCCGTTTCTTTCTACGGAAACACGATTGGGGGTATTCGCATTGCCAGTGACAGCCCACCAGCCAGTGGTCAGGGTGTTGTTGGTGACTTTGCGCTCAACGCGGTACCCACATACGGCGACCCCATGGTCCATCAATGCGTATCTGCCGGTACACCTGGCACCTGGAGAACGTTGTTCGGCACAGAGGCCGTGGCGGCGCTCCCAACGGCCTCGGCAGCGTTCCGCAGCGGCATACTTACGTTACAGGGCGGGACTGGCGTAGCGGACGAAGCTTACGTCTGTCTCAAGAAAGCAGATGGAAGCTACCACTGGAAGCAGTTTGCGTAAGGAGTTGAAACAATGCCTGCTAGCGTAACTAAGCTTCCAATCTACAACGTCAAGGACTTCGGAGCCATCGGCGATGGTGTAACCGACGACACCGCTGCCATTCAGGCTGCGCTTGATGCCGCAGGTGTAACCAGTGGTGGCGTGTTTGTTCCAGAAGGAACGTATAAGATCGCTTCTTCAATCAACTTGCTGAGCAACATAGTTGTAGCGGGAGTAGGCCCACTAACAAAATTACAAGCTTCTGGTATGTCGGCTTTTCGTATTTTAGCTGCTTCGTCTAAGAATAACTTTACTGTGCGAGACTTAGCTCTTGTAGGTAAGCGCCCAAACACAACAACGCCAACTCAATGGAAGGGGACCACAGTTTACACGATTGGGCAGTATGTTCATAACGACGGTAATATTTATATTGCCGATATGAACGGAACTTCCGCTGGCTCTGGCGGACCAACCGGGACAGGCAGCGACATTGTAGATGGAACTACGCGCTGGGATTACGTGGCGCCGTTCTGGCAGCCGCTTGAAGATGCGATTTATTTTACAGATTGTTATAGAATACGACTTCAAAACTTGACATGCTACAACTTTCACAACGACGCGATTATCATTGAGTATGGGACAGACCATATCATCGAAAATTGCAGCGTAAACAATAACAACAAAGACGCAATTTACCTATCAGGTACTGAACGTAGCATCGTCTCTAACAATATTTGCAGAGATAGTTACGTGGGTATCGCGCTAGGATGCTCTTGGTACAGCACTGTCGAAGGCAATGTATGCCAAGATAACACTGTTTCGCTCAGTCTATCTCGTGACTCAAGGTACAACACAGTTGTTGGAAACAGCGTACAAGATATTGATCTTGTTCAAGAAACAACTATTGGAACTCTACATGGAGTCACTTATCCCGGAAGCTTGAACGACTACACGTATGGCGCACATTTTAACACGATCGTTGGCAATACAGTAAACGGTGGGCTTATTCTTGCACGCTACAGCAACAACAACATCATAAGTGATAACGTTATTACAGACGGCGCTGAGATGGGCGTATACTTGCTCGGATCTGCGCGTAACGTTGTACGCAGTAACCAAATTCACAATTGCGCTAAGGTTGGAGCTGTGAGTGTTAGTAGTATTCTAGTAAACACTTTCTCTGGTACTGGAGGAGCACTGGATCCTGCGACTATCTATTCGTTAGACAATCTTGTTCTTGACAACTTAGTAACAGATGACCGCGGCGTCCCGCTAATGTGGGGGATTCAGCTAGTTGTTGGTAGTAGTGGTAATGTTGTATCTGGTAATAGACTGCTTGGCGTTGCTGGTACACCCAAGATTGCCGACTACGGTACAAACATAATCTTGGTTAATGACAGCACCGAAGAAAACATGCAAGGCGTTGTTGCCGCGCTACCCGCCGCCGGAGCGAGCTTCCGAAATAAAAAGGTTGTTCTTCAGGGAGGAAGCGGAGTTGCGGACGAAGCCTACGTCTGTCTCAAGAAAGCAGATGGAAGCTACGCATGGGTTCAGGTAGCATCGGGCCCCGTCGTGCGCACAGCAACGGGCACGACTGAAACGCTGAGTAGCGACGACACCGTTCTTCAACTCTCGAACGCCGCCGCGATCACTGTGACACTTCCTACCGCCGCAGAGATGGCTGGCCCTGGAAACAAGATCTTTACAGTCAAGGATACACTGGGCGCCACGCGCGACAACACCGTGCCCATTTCGTTCATCGCTGGTTCAGGCACCACTTTGGAGTTTGCCTACACGATCGACGCTCCATTCGCGTCGCTCGACTGGTACCTCGACGGTACCGTGTGGAGGGTCAAGTAAATGCAGTCGCACAGCAAACTTCGTACACTGATCGCTAGCGTTGCCCTCGGGCTCACGTTCTACACCGCAGCTCCGGTACTCGCCTCGTCACCCGGCACTATCCTGCCTATCTCCAAAGGCGGGACGGGTAGTTCCACAAAGAACTTCGTGGATCTGACAACCACGCAAACGGTCGCAGGGACAAAGACCTTCTCCGGTGCCCCCGCGGTGCTTCAGCTCACAGAGACAGCGGTGCGTACCTGGGCCCTGCGTGCCGGGGGCCTCGCAACGAACAACCTGGATATCGCCGACATCACCGCAGGCGCCACGCGCGTTGTGCTCAACTCAACGGGTGACTTGGGCCTCGGCGTGACACCGACTAACTACTCCGGCTACACCAGCCTGGCGATCGGGCACGCGACCAATGGTGGGAACATCGATCTGAAGACCGGAGCCACCACCCATGCGCAGTTCCTGTGTACAGCAACAGGCACCTACATCGGCACGAGCAGCGACACACCACTCATACTCAAGCAAAACGAAGCCGAGGCTGCACGAGTGGATGCCGACGGCAATCTCGCAACGGTGAACGACCTGCGTCTCACAACCGTAGGCAAAGGCATCTACATCAAAGAAGGTACCAACGCCACGATGGGGACCGAGGCTTTGGTAGGCGGGACAAAAACGATCAGCACGACGAAGGTGACCGCTAACAGCCGCATCTTCCTGACCAGCCAGGTTGACGGAGGCACCCCCGGTTTCCTGCGCGTGAGCGCGCGTAACGCTGGCACGGACTTCACGATCACCAGTTCCAGCGGCACGGATACCAGCACAGTGGCCTGGGTTATTCTTGAGCCCTCTCCCTAGTTAGAAAGACGACCACATGACGCTCGACCAGTGGTTCAGTCCTCAGATCATCCTCTCAATCGGTTTCGCCGTCTTGAGTGGAGTGGTGGCGTTCGTCAAGATCGCGGAACGCTGTACCGAGGTCGAGCGCACGCTCGCGAGGACACAGGCTGACATGGAGAAGCGTATCTCATCGGTTGAGCAACGCATGGTCACGCAGAAAGAACTGGACGCCCAGATTCAGCTCCTTCAGAACCAGCTCACCACAATGGCTGCCGGCTTCGCGCGTCTGGAACGCACGCTGGAGAAGCAATCCGACAAGCTGGACACGTTGATCCGCCAGGGAGGGCAGCATTCGTGAAGCCCCGCGTCAAACCGATCCAGTACATCGTGATCCACCACTCTGCCGCGAACGACGCCTACGTTGACGCCGCAGATCTGATCGACGAGCGCAAGCGTCGCAGCGAAGGCTACAACTACATCATCGATGACGACACCGCGCCGAGCAACAAGAAAGTCCACGCAAGCTTGCAGGACGTGCCAGACGGCGAAATCAGCAACGGCACCTATGGTATCAACGGCATCGCGTGGAACGTCTGCGTGAACGGTAACTTCGAGCTGCGCCAGCCCAGCAGCGACGAGATTGCCGAACTGATCCAGGTCATCGCGAGCAAAGCAAAACGCTGGGGCTGGCGCAAGGGAGATGTTCATCGGATCATCACGCACAACGAGGCCGGGCGTAAGTATTCTGAAGAATACTACGTGACCGCCTGCCCTGGGCGTTTCATGATCGCCAAAGTCCCCTATATCCGCGAACGTGTCGCCACGTACCTGCCGGAGTAACCAACGTGAAAACGTGCGCCATCGTTTACTACGACCTCTGCATCGCGCAGTACGCGGTGTTCCGGCGCACGTTTACTTGGACCGAAGACGACGGCACCCCCAAGGATCTCACTGGCTACACGGCTAAGCTTCAGATCCGCAAGACTGCGAACGATCCGACTGCACTCGTCACATTGACGAGCACCCCTGCCGCAGGCATCACAATCACCGCTGCGGAGGGCAAGATCGAGTTCGAGATCCTTAGCGCGCAGACCGCTTTGTTGACAATTCCCAACCTGGTCTACGACCTGCTCTTGTACGAGCCGGGCGGTGAGGCAATTCGCTTCGCTGAGGGTCTGGTGGTGTCTTCGCCTGGCGTCACGAAGTAGCGCCGCGCAATGCCTGTACGCATTGACGGCGAGATTCAGAGCGCGCTGACGGAAACACGCAGCGATAGCTCTGTCGTTGTCGAGGGCGCACAAAGTACCGTTGTGCAGCAGGTGGTAGACGCCGCTGTAGTAAACGTGCTCACGGCACCGGTACCGATCATTGAAGTCGGTGTGATGGGTCCGCAAGGACCGGAGCGAGAATACTCTCCGCTCAACGCAGTCTGGTTCAGTGTTGAGGTCACAGGTGTCAACGCGAATGGGTACCCTACGCAGATATCGCGCGAAGGCGAAGATCAGAACGGCGACACGGTAACGTGGGTCACCGATATCACTTATGAAGTCGGCACAGATCGTCCCGAAGTTCTTGTGCACACGATCACACAGGGTCTTGACACGCGCGTCGTCACCGAAACCATTTCGTATGCCGGGGCGTTTCCGAGCACGGTGGTCACATGACATCGTTTTTGCTCGCCTGGATTCTGAATAACCTTACTCTCGACGCCGTCACGGTCGTCACCTTCGACGATGCCGCCGCGGTGCCTGCCGCTACAGAGTCCTTGATTGTGTCCTACGTAGTGCCAGTCGGGAAGACTTTCGACCTGACACACGTTGTGGGATCCAGCGGGTACTCGACCGGCACCTACGCCGTGTACGCGGCAGGGGTCAAGAAATGGCAGTACGACAGCACATCAGCACAGCGAGCCGTTGAGTGGAACCTGCCTACCCGCGGACGTTACGCACTCCCAGCAGGTACGCTAATCGAGTTACGCGTCACACACAGCGAACTCACCAGTCAAGACTTCACTGGCACGATTGTCGGCACGCTACGATAGGAGAGACATAATGGATCCGACGACAAACGCAAAGATCGCCGAGTTACGCTGGAACATCGTTCGACAGGATGAGCAGATCGCTCACAAAGAATACCAGATCGCCGAAAAGCACGCGCAGATCGAAAGGCTTGTCGCGGAGATGGACGCCAACCGTTCCGCGAAGATCAAGTTCGAGACTGAGCTGTCCACGTTGTCCACCCCCGCTGTGAAGAAGGAGAAGTAACCCATGTCAGACACCGCACTGAAGGTCAGGCAGGCAACAGCTGCTGATCTCAATGCCCGCGTCATCGGTACAGGCACATCCAACGCTGTGCCCGTTGAGGGCGTGGTAGGCGGCGTACCCGTCCCAGTCTCAGTGTCCGCAGATCCAGACGGCCTCCCTGCTGGTGCCACAAGCATCAGCCAGTACGGAGATACCCTCGCGCTGGCCGCCGCAGGTGTGGACACAGCGGTTGTGACGTTCACCGTCACGGCGCTGAAAACCGGCTACATCAACAAGTTCCGTCTCACCTCGGAAGGCGTTGCCAAGGCCATCCTCAAGTTCGGCGCCACCACGAAGTGTACGCTTCGCACGAGCCCCGCCCAGCGATCCGTTGAGTTCGAGTTTGACCCGCCGCTCTCCGCTGCCGCCGCGACGGTGATCACGGTGGACATCACGAACAACGACGTCATCGCGACGGACTCCGAGACTGGCTTCGATGGCTGGGAAGTCTAGTAGCCTAGCAATGCTGGTTGTGGTGAGCGCGCTCCTGGGTGCGCTCATCCTTCAACCTGTCACGGCCGCCGTGACGCGGCAGTACGTGCAGGCGTACATGGAACGCCTAGCACCCGAACAAACGTACATCCACCGCCAAGCGTCTGGCTCAATGACGACTAACACAGCGTGGACAGCCTTCCCAGGCGCTGCCCTTGCTGGCTACCCGGCGCAGAATATTGCGTACACTGTTCCCGCCGGAAAGACTTTCTATTTGTTCCGCTTCTGGGCAAACATCGACAGCACAGTGAGTCTAGGCCGTGAGTACGGACTGCAGATGTCGCTCGCGGGTACTGGCACGTACTGGTTGTCAGGTCAGACGACGACTGTTTGGCGGGGACCGGAGATCACCTTCACTCGCGCCCGCCCTATTACCGCAGGTACGGCGATCACGATCCAGTACCGCTGCTCCAACACGAACACCCACGTCGTGGTCGGGTTCGAGGGTATCGAGGAGACACCGTAGATGTTCGTAGAACTCGACTCACTCGACACTTTCCTCACGAACCAACGTGCTTGGGACGCACAGGTATTCAAGCAGCCGGTAGGTGATCGATTACGACTGTTCATCAGTCCACCGCGCGGCCCACTAGGTTACCAGATTGACGTCGATCCTGCCGACGCCACGTACCTAGCGCGCATCGCGCCTTTCGTTAACCTGCCGATTGAAACGTCTGAGGTGCGCTTCAAGACGCACGACTTCAGCGATCCGGCGACGTGGGACGGGCGCACTGTAGGCGTGCAGGCTAGCTGGGTCACCGGTGCAGTGACCTACGACGACGTAAACTACTGCTGGAAAGACGCCCAAAACACTGTGGTCTGTACGCTCGACGCGTCGGATACGCCCGGTGTGTCCAAGTGGAAAGACCCGCAGAACAACGTGCTGGTCGAATGGCACGCAGGCAGTAGTCAGTGGCGGCGCACTGATACAAACGCAAATGTCACGAGCAGCCGTTGGCGCATCTTGCCCTACGCTGGTTACAAGATCGTCCTTACGCAAGCGTGGCTCCAATGCGACCAGTCGGCTACATTCAACAGCGACTTGCACTACGAGGTCTACACATACCTACCTGCGAATTACCTGTTCCCCGGCCAACCGGCGGGGCACTACAAGGTGAGGGACTATGTGTACACCTCGTTGGCCGACTGCCGTGGCGGAGCCAACCAGCTCCCGTACATTGATCCTGCCGTCTTATCGGGACACACAGACAAGATCATCACGATCTGCTACGACTACGGTGCGACGGTGCCCGCTGTCATCGACTCGCAGTTGGGGCAGTACCTTGACATCGTGATCGACAACGACGCGAAGATTACCAACACACTGGGCGCTCACGGCACCTTCATCGGCCGCAAGGTGCGTTCGCTGTGAGCATCGCACAAGACATTCAGGTGGGTGACGTGCTCGTGCAGTACCAGGGGCAACCTTGGGTTTCGTTGGCGCAACTCTTCACGGGCTACCCGTTCCCGCATGTGCGCCTAGTCTCCGACGTGTACAAGCACTTCGTGTTCACCGTGGAAGAGACTCCGTTCGGTGTGCAGGATACGTTGGTCAGCACCCCCAGTGATTACGTTGTCCGTAGACCGATGTGCGCGGATGACATCAAGATCCGCGCCGTTGAATGGGCGCGCGCACACATCAACGAACCCTACGACTACAACCGTTTGCTACAGTTGATGTTCTCGTACCGTGTCGGGAACTACAAGCAACCCGGCATGGACGACAACGTCGCACTGGACGACCGCAAGAAGGTGTGCAGCGAATTGGTGGCAATGGCGTACTACCGGAGCGGTTACGATCTGGTACCAACCGTGTGCGACCGCGACACGTTGCCGCATGAGCTTGCGTTCTCCGACCGGCTCCTCACTGTCCCCCAGCCTTGGATGGAGAAGATCAAATGGAGTTCTTGATCGGCCTCGCACAGTCCTGGGTGCTCCAGAAGGCCAAGGACAGCCCTGCTGTTAGCTGGCTCAGCCCGGAGCGCGTCACGCTCATCCGCGCGCTGCTGATGGCGCTCAGCGTCGTCTCCGGGGCTGTGCTCGCATACCTCGCTGGGCCGGACGAGTTTGCGAAATACGATTGGAAGACCGCCTTCCACATCCTCCAGGAATCGACGACCGTCTTGCTGTCCAGTCTTGTCGTCTACCACGGGCTTCTCAAGAAAGAGGTGAAGTAGATGCACCCCTACGCCTGTGGCGCGATTCCGTCTCCGCAAGACGCACGGGACTACAAGGCATCAGCGTTCATGCCCCCCGAGCTGACCGTGCTCCCCAAGCAGCGAGACTTCAGCGGCCTCACCCCCAGGATCCGCAACCAAGGAGCAGAAGGCGGTTGCACCGGCTTCGCAGTCGCCGACGGCGTGATGCAGGCGCAGCAGTCCAGCGCGGGGCGTTACCGCGTGCTCTCCCCGCGCGATCTCTACGATGCTGGCAAGAGCTTCGACCCTGCCACGCTCAACGGGGAGGGCGCCTACCTGCGCAACGTCTTCAAGGCCGCACAGCAGCGGGGGGCGTGCCTGGAGGAGGACTGGGTGTGGGTGCCCGGCAAGCGGGGAGAACCTGGCCCCAAAGCCGCAGACAACCGGGTGGACAACAAGATCCGCACCTACTCCGCCGTCGGAAACGGCCCTGAGCAGGTCAAGAAGGCCCTCTACATGTTCGGACCTGTCGGAGTAACCATCAACGTGCCAGAGGGCTTCTGGCAGCCGCAGAGCACCGGCCTGGTGCCTCCCAGCACGAAGCTCACAGACAACTACCACGCTGTCGTCGTGGTGGCCTGGGACGATGACCGCCAGGCGTTCAAGATCAAGAACTCCTGGGGCGACAGTTGGGGCGCCAAAGGCTTCTGCTGGTACCCCTACAGCTACGAGTTCGTCGAGGGCTGGGCCTGCACGCCGG